TATCTCATAGAATCTATCAAGTGGTCTAATCCTCCCTCTGGCTTATCCAATGCTATTCCGTATTTATCAGTTGCCCATTGATAAGAGTAAAGTTCGTTAATAAGATTTTGTGAGCTTCTTGGTACGCATATACCATAGTTCTGTAATACACCTATACCAAACTTAATAGAATCAGGACCTTTCTTAACTGGCTTTATATTAAATCCACTTCTATATATCTCTTCTATTAATCGAGGTTCTGCACTATCTGCCCATATCTCTGTATTACCAACATTTAGTTCATCAAGTTTATTTATGATATCTTTTGTTACCATACCTTTTTCATATAGTAATTCTCTAACATACAACATATCTCCTTTCTTGTGTACTGCTACAATAGCAGTTGGGTCATTAGAGAATCCAAAGTCCATACCTAATGCTATCAATTCTTCTATTGGGTTCTCATCTACTATTTGGAAACTAAAGATTGATTTATCGTTAGGAGCAAACTCACCTTTACCATAGATTAACCAATACTTAGGATTCTTAAACTCTAACTCTTCAATAGCCTTTATCATCTCTTGAGGTAGATAAGGATTATCTTTAAAGGTAGTTGTAAATCTTTCTACATCATCTTGTTCTCTTAACCAATGGTAAGGTGAAACAGTTGGGTTATAAGCTAAGACTATATTGCCTGTACAACGAATAGAAAGTTGGAAGTATGATTCTTCATCTATCTCTGATGCCTCATCTATGAATAGAATATCTGATTTAACACCTCTCAGCTTCTCAGGATCATCGGTATTGATAAACGATAAGGTAGAACCATTCCCAAATGAAAATATCCTATCAGAGATATTGTATCGTTCTGTTTCCCAAATATCAAGATTGGTCAGTATATCTTTAAAATCTTTGATTACAGAACGTTTAAGGGAAGGAACAGTTCTCCTTACCACAGTTATATCTAATGTTTCTTGTAATGCTCTTACAATCAACCATTGGAGTATAGCGTAAGTCTTTCCACTTCTCGTACCACCAATGTGTTGTGTGATTCTTTTCTGAGAACCTATTAGGTTATCAAACGTAATAGTTGTATCAATCGTTATCTTCACTACCGCTTCTGTTTATGTTAACTGTAATTTGTTGGATACGCTGGTCTATCTCTGCTCTCATCTCTACCGATTTCTGTTTAGGTACAACGTACTCTAACAATCTCATATAAAGTTTAGCAGCTTCTGCAGGATTTTCTTTTCTAATCTTCTCTAAATCTTCTGAGATATTATTTAACCCTTGATTAGCAACTCTAGCAATAGTTAGTTTAGCCTGTTCTGTTGAACGGTTTAACTTACCTGCTGGTCTACCCTTACCTAATTTGTTTCCTTTTTGAAATGGCATGTTAACGTATGTTATTTAATCATATAACAAGTATATACGAATATATTAGTAAAGAGTGTATTGAACTAATATCTCTTCTCCTTCACTTATCTTTCTAATACTATGCAAAGTTCTTATTGTTAAACCTTCTTTTATTATACAATTAGGATTATCTGAATGATTTACAAAACCTCCTAATGGCGTTCTAATTAACTCATCTTCTATCCAATGATGTGTTATACCAAATGAATGGTTATCGTTTATCTCTTGTGTTGCAAATAACCCTAATCCATCTGTAAGGGATTGTTTTATAGTTACTTCATTAGGTAAAGGTCTATATGTGCCTTTAAAGTGTTTAAGTGTTCGTCCGATACCACCCTCTTTTACTTTTAACTCCATTATATATTTTTATATAGATATATATTAATTAGTGTTTTTACCCCAACCTAATCCTCTTGCTCTTACTTCCATCTGAGCTTTATCAGAATCAGAGTAAGTATCCCATACAAACTTCTGATACCAACCATTAGGTGTTAACATTAACTGAGCTACTTCTTTAATATATTCTTGCCAAAGGTGGTGATTATCATAATTTAATTTTCTATTTCTTGCTAAACCAATTGGTCTATTCCACAAATCTTTAGGGTACTTATCTTTTATCTTTTGTTTTTGTTTATTATATCTTTTGTAGTATTTGTTTTCTAATAACATATCTTCGTTAACCGTTGATATTAGAGACTTTCCTTTACTTGCCATTATTTATTGTATTTATCGTTAAACTTATTTTTTAAATGTTGTTTTATCTTCTTTACGTTTAGAAAGGTTGTTGATTTTGATATTCCTATATCTCCTGATAGTTCTTCCATTGTCTTATCACTAAAGGTATATAGCTCATATATCTTAGCTGATGACCACATAGGAGTTCCTTGTAGTTGTTTTATTTCTTCTTTGATTAACTCAAATAACTCTTGGTTGTTTTTATCTGATTCTGTATCATATGGAATATCCTCTGCATCTCTCCACTTCTGCGGATATACCTTTTTGTTTTCTCTCTTTACCAAGTTTATCCAACGAGAACGTAGAAAGTTATGGCAATATAAAAGATTAAAAGAATCTTGAAAGAATAACTTAGGGTTCTTCTTTTCAGCAAGATAAAGATATAAATCTTGTACTAAATCTTGTGATACTGATTTGTTATTAGCAAGGTTATAAGATACTGCTTGTAACCAATCATCGTGTTTGGTAAACAGTACTCCTAATCTTGTTTGTATCTCTAATTCTAAAGAACCACTATACATACCAATCTTTAACAAAAGCTCTTATAGTTTCAACTGCTCTTCTCCAATGTTGTGCTGATTTTCCACACATACATGGTTTCTTTTCTTGCTCGTTGATTATCTTAGTGTATTTACTCCATACCCATCCTGCTACTTCTGTGGATAAATGGTTACCTACATTCTCTATAACTTCTTTCATCTCTGAAACTTCTTCTTCTGTAAATCTATCTCTATCAAATTTATTCATATCTACCAAAGTTTTATTTTATCGCAATCACCATTAAAGGTTTTGCAAGTTAATCTGTTTAACCATTGTTCTCTTTCACAACAACCACATGATTCAAAGTTGAATAAATCAACTGCTATCCAAGTTGCTATATACTTTCCTGTTCCTAAAGTTACGATGTTGATTAGTACTCTTAACCAAGAACCTAACTTGATTTTACATAAATCTACCTTTTTCATCTCTTTTTCTGTTTTTGTATTTATTTTTTAAACTTCTAAAATTAGTATCTGTATAATAATCGTTAAATGTTGGATTGTATCTTACTGTATGAAACTTACGTTCACCACCACTCCAATCTATTTTATGCATTATATCTTTTATAACTCTAAATACAATGTTAGAATTAATACCATAAACCTCAGCAACTTTCTTATATGTACCTAACTTCTTATAATGTTCAATAAACTCATCTCTGTATTCTCTCCAATGTATATCTTTACCTTTGTAATACTTGGTTTTATTATTTCTTGGAGTTAGTATCTGTAAGTTATCTACTGAGTTATTGGATGTATCACCATCTACATGGTCTATCTCGTTTCCTTCAGGTATCTTACCAACAAAGGTTTCATATACTAATCTATGAATGTATTGTAATTTACCTCTTTTATATTCTTTATTAAATAATCTTACTTGATAATATCCTTTTTTACTTTGTGATGCTTTCTGTGGCTTTAAAGCCTTTGGCTTTCCCCACATAGATGAGTAAACCTCACCTTCTCTTGTTATTTTATATTTGTTATACCCTTCTATTGTTATCATAGTGTTATTGCGTTTATTTTAAAATCATCATCTAATATGTTATCTAAGAACCATTGCCATTCTTCTATTTTTTCTGATAACATCTTATAATCTTTTATTGTTTCAGGTTCTGAGTAAACATAGTATAGTGCATTCTCTTCAATACCTCTTTGTACCTTCTCATACTCATTTATCTGATGTATAACGAACTTTCTCAACTTAAGGTATGATATCATACTATCATTAGGTGCGAAGTGTTCTAAGAAGTTCTGTGAGTTGTCTGTATCTTGTCCATGCATATTCATCTTGACCTGATTGTGCTAAGGTTAATTGAGCTCTTTGCTCTTCCTCAAGTTTTGTTATTTGTTCTTTTGATGTTTTCAATTTCTTCTTCTAACTTGGTTAGTCTCTTTTTTATTCTATCTACTTCATAAGAAAATTCTATCTTAGCTTCTGCTGCTTTAGATTCTTTCAGTAGTGCTTCTAAGCCTGATATTATTTCTTCTCTTCTGCTCATTTATAATAATATAAAATCATCATCTGTATCTTTCTTGTTCAACTTACGTTGGAAATCACAGAATTGTTTAATAAGTGAATAGTGTTGAAAATACATTCTTTTATTTTCTTTCACTTCTCTTAGTGCTATAAGAGCTGATTCTTCATATCCTTCAGGTGATGGTATCTCTAATAGATAATCTTCTGCTTCTGCAATTAACTTCTTAACTTCAGATTTACCTGATTTCATTAAATCTTTAAATTCTGCTCTTAATCTTTCTTCGTGTTGTTCTACTTGTTCTTTACTCATAATATTATCCTAAATTTTTAAATGCTCTTTCTTTTAAGTTTCTTATTAATGTTGGAGGTGCAATACCAGTTTCTTCTTTTGTAAATGCTAACTCTGTATAATGAGTTTGTCTTTCAAGGTAAAACTGTTTCTCTAAATCATTGTGTAAATATTCTCTACACATATCTTGTAACTTAATTAAGAATGGTTCTACTTTATCATCTGATAAGAACTCATTACCAATAGAG